ACAAGCTCGACGCCGTGGGGACGGAGCTGGCGTACTACGAGGGCACCGCGACCAAGACATCGAGCGGCGCTGCGCTCGGCACCGGCAAGTGGAACCTTCTAGCGGCCACCTACGACGCCGCCAACGTGAGACACTACCTGGATGGGGCTCAGGTCGGGGCGGCGCAGGCGGACACCAACGCCATCGTCAAGAACGCCAACCCGGTGCGGTTCGGGTTCGACGGGACGAACTACGCCGACCGCCGTGAGGCGTTCCCCTTCGTTCTCAGCAGGGCGGCCACGGCGGCGGAGATCGCGTACATTCATCGCATGGGGAGGATGGCCAGATGGTAGTGCATCGCATACAGGCAGACATATTGTGCCAGGACCAGGACCGCGCTCAGGCTCTCTACGACCAGCTAGTGAGCCAGGCCCCCAACTACGGGGCGGTTGGACGGGACTCGGCGCTGTTCGAGCCGTCGAGCATCACCATGACCGTGAGCGCCGAGGACCAGGAGCACCAGACCGACGTGAGGCTGGACGACCCCCTCATCGTGCAGGAGGTCTGGGCCTACATCGTGAGCAAGCATCCTGACCTCGTGCCCAAGGCATCCACCGCCCCGTCGTACATCCAGCTCCACGACTGCTACCATGACACCACCCCGCCCCAGCCCTGCGTCATCTCCTCGCGCTACGAGGTCACCCCGCAGGACGCGGTGGAGAAGGGCATCCCCGTGGTCGGCAGCGTCCTCGCGTCCGGGGAGGTCAAGGTCATCACCGCCGAGTTCGAGAGCGCGGTGCTCGAAGCGAAGGCGTCGCGCCTCGAGGCGGAGCGGGCGGCCGCGATCGAGGAGCCGGTCGAGCTGCCGGTCAATGGGACGGTGACCAGGGATGGATGATCGAGTCCAGAAGCAGGCAGTGTACTGCTCCCATCGCTGCTACATTCGTCAATATCGACAGTTTCACCGGGCTCGCTTGAGGAAGGTAACATGATCATCAACACCGTAACCCCCCCGGCGACCGAGCCGGTGACGCTGAGCGAAGCGAAGCTGCACTGCAAGGTCGACGGCACCGATGACGATGCGCTCATCACCGCGCTGATCACCGCGGCGAGGCAGCACGCCGAGGACTACACCCGCCGCGCCTTCGTCACGCAGACGCTCGAGGTCTCGTACGATCTCGACGACCTGTTCGAGTTCGGCAGCTACGTCGAGCTCCCCCGCCCGCCGATCGCGTCCATCACGTCGGTCAAGAGCTACGACGCGGACGACGAGGAGAGCACCATGAGCTCCTCGAGCTACCGGCTCTCCGGAGACCGCGTGGTCCTCGCGTCCGGTGGCGCGTGGCCCTCGAGCCTGCGGGACCGGGACTGCATCGTCGTCCGCTACGTCGCCGGGTACGGGGCCGCGAGCGCCGTCCCGGAGGCCATCAAGACCGCCATCAAGGCCATGGTAGCGCACGCATACGACAACCGCGCTCAGGTGAGCATCGACGCCGGACTGCCGTATCTGCATCCGTACAAGGTGTATCGGCTATGACCGACCTCTGGACCGTTGTCCTCATATCGACGGTGCTCTCGGTCTCCATCGGCCAGGTTCTCAATGCCATACGGCGGAGGCTGAGGAGATGACCGACCCCGGCGAGCTCAGCAAGCGCGTGACCATTCAGAGCGCCACGCGCACCGCGGACCAACAGGGCGGCGCGTCCGTCGCCTGGAGCGACGTGGCCACCGTGTGGGCGTCGGTCGAGCCCATGGCCGGCAAGGAGTCGTACACCTGGGGCAAGCTGCTCGGCGAGTCCACTTACGTCGTCCGGATGCGATACCGCTCCGGCATCGTCCCGAAGATGCGCCTCAAGTACGGGACGAGGCTTTTTGACATCACCTCGGTCATCGATGAGCACGAGGCCCGCCGCTGGCTGGTCCTCGGCTGTGTGGAGCGGGCCTAGTCATCCGACTCATATATCGTCCTAGCCGAGTCAGCGGGCGATGGCCGACGAGGTGCTGACCGCTACGATAGAGGGGCTCCCCGAGCTCCTAGCATCGTTCGACGAGTTCGACGCCGAGGTGCAGGAGGCCATCGCCAAGGAGGTGGCCACCGCCGCGGTGAACATCGAGGGCGGGGCGAAGGTCCGCGCCCCGGTGCTGAAGGTCCCCCGCATGGTGAACGGTGCGCTATACTCCGGGGGACGGCTCCGGCAGAGCATCCGCAAGTATTTTGACACCGACGGGCCGGGGACCGCCGAGGTGCGGGTCGAGGTCGACTACGCCGCCCCGGTCGAGCTCGGGCACAGGACCAGCGCAGGCACCTTCGTTCCCGGCCAGCCCTACCTCTATCCCGCCCTGGAGGAGGAATCGCCGAAGTTCTGGGACCGCCTGAGCAAGACGCTCGGAGAGCTCGTCGGGAGGTCCCGATGATCGACGCCAAGCGCCCGCTCAAGAAGGCCATCTATGCCAGGCTCCAAGGCTCGCTCAGGGCCATCGACGGGCAGACCATCGTGCTGGTGGGCAACAGCGTGCCCCAGGGCTCGATGATGCCGTACGTGCAGCTGGGGGAGAGTTACGCCAATCCCCTGACCCTGCATGCCGAAAAGCAGGGCCAGGAGGTCACGGTCACGCTGCACGTGTGGTCCGCGTATGACGGCGACGAGGAGGCGGACCACATCATCGACCAGATCGAGCGTGCGCTGAGCTCGCCGCGGCTCGCGGTGACGGGGTTCTCCCTCCCCCTGTCCGAACTGGACTATTCTGACGTCATGATCGACCCGACCGGGACCTGCCGCCACGGCACGGTCCGGTGGCGGGCGCAGTTGTACGAGGTGTAAGGAATGGCAACAGGCGACAAGATAGACAGCATCACCGTCGTGGTGAGTGTCAACACCGGGACCGATTCGACCCCGGTATGGACCGCCGTCGGCGGGCAGAAGAGCGCGAAGCTGAGCCGGAAGATGAAGACCGAGGACGCCACCACCAAGGACGACGCCACCGCCGGGTACACCAAGTCGATGCCCGGATGGAAGGAGTGGAGCGTCAGCTGCGACGGCCTCAAGGTAGAGAGCGACACCGCGTTCACCGCGCTGGAGACCGCCTTCAGCGCCAAGGCCGCGATCAAGCTGCAGTGGACCAAGGGCACCGCCGGCGTGTACACCGGGAGCGCGTACATCACCAGCCTCGATGAGAACTCCAAGGAGAAGGGTCCCGTGGAGGTCAGCGTCGAGTTCACCGGCACCGGGGCCATCACCGCGGTGACCTGATGGCGGACAAGATCGCGCTCAGAGTCAACGGCGTCCTCTACCCCATCAAGCTCAACAACAACGCGCTCGCCGACTTCGAGCTGGAGATGGGGCGGGCGCTCGAGGGTCGGGTCGCCGGCAACGCCGCCACCCGCGCCCTGCTGTGGGCCGGCATCCGCGCCGCCATGGAC